GCTTGGCCCCAACGGCACGGACATCCTTCCAAAGACAACGGAAGACACGTCTGGTCCTAGACCAAGCCCACTTCAGCTCCCGGGCATAAGGTTGATGAGCCTCTCCCCACTCGGAGAGAGACGAAAAAACCGGAAGCCCACTGGGAGCCGAAAGGGCGCCATAGGTACCTCTCGCTGGAATTGTGATCAACTTCACAGGGACCACGGCGGCACCCCGGAGTCTCGGCTCACTACCGGCACGAAGGCCGGAGCCGAGCGCTCCACCTGGGGCACCGTCAAGGCGGTCCACTGTGACGAAACGTTCACAAAAGGTTCCAGCGAACCTCGACACGAAAGACTTGATGGGATGGAGACTACTTCCAATGGCATCTACTCTCCTCTTGTACAGAGAGTAGTCGTTCTGATCAAATATGCCAAGGAAGTCATCTCCGCATATACGGCCGAACTTGGCGTCCCTAGTGGCCCACCCGTTCACGATGCAGAGCAAAGTGAACGAACAGGGTGTGCCCATCGGGGAACCTCGTTTTACCGGAATGCGGAGAGTCTTGGACTCCCCATCCCAACCAAGGTCGAAGAGCCTGCTCTTGAAGGCACCAAGTTCAAGTGGGCTGAGGGCCTTGGGAAGGAGTTCACTGATTCTATAGTGGAAAAAGTGAGTCTTCTTTCCCGCCCCCAGGGACTCCACAAAAACTTGGGCCATGAGCTCTGGTATACCTGCATCGACCATGCCCAACCCGACGGCCACTATGACTTCGTGAGAGAAGCCATCGGTCGCGGCGGTCAAGTCGGCGCTGAGGATCTTATCACCTGGAGTACACTTGTACCCGGTCACCCCCGCGAGGGGGTTTCCTTCGACAAGGACTTCGAGTCTTGGATCATCAGCGACAGCAGGAAACAGAGCTTGACGAGCAAGCTCTCCGGCAGCAGCAAGAGAAGCACTGGGTGCAGTAACCGTTCTCAGTTTGAACCCACGTTCGGGAAGGCACGTGACACGGTGATCGAAATGCTCGGCCTCATGGAATTCACGGTAGAGTCGAAGAACAGACTCTACGTGGTGAACCCAATTGAGGTCGGACATGAGATCACTGGTCCGGCGGCGGTCAACTTCTCGAAGGATGGCACGTGTGAGTACGTCTCCTTCAGACTCTCTAGAAGGGGCCCTACGGCCCGTCTTGAGATGCTGAAGAAAAGCATCCATGCCATCCATCGAGCGGTCAAATGCCTCCTCGGCAGCTACGTTAAAGCCGCCCCGAGAGGAGGGGACCTCGAAGACCCCGCTAGTGCCTGCCTTCACATGGGAAGGAGGCGTGTACCCAGCCCGCTGAAACCCTTCCTTGGTATACTGCCGGAGAGAGCGGAGTGCCCCCCAGGGCACCTTGCGGAACTTCTCTCCGTGTTTCTCGGCATGTTCCATCAGGTTCCGCGCCCTCGAAACTGGACAAGTATCTTCCGGCAGAGACCGGGAGATAGTCGAGAGCGTGAGCCATCCCGTGCGTGTATAGGCCTTGGTCAACCACTTGATCAACCAAGACCCAACGCCCCTAGGGATGGGAGGAACAACTTCCGAGCCCAAGGCCCGAGAGCGCAGATAGAGGCAGAGATCCTTAATGGTAAGGATGCAC